CGGGACTGAAAGGAGGTAATATTTTTTTGAACAGAAACACTAAAGCAAAACTCAATATCTTCTGCTCTTACTATGTAATGCTCGGAAACGCCGAGGAAGCCGCTGTAAAGGCTGGTTTTCCGCGCGAAAACGCTTTTGCCGCAGGTATAACGCTCCTGAAAACAAAGGAATGCAGGGAAACTGTGGCGCAGATACGTGATATCCTGTCCGACAGCGGCAGTGTGGCGGCAGGTCTGAAAAGGCTTGCTTTCGGAAACTGCTCCGATGCGGTATATCTTGTGTTTGCAGATGAGCTTCCCCCTGCGGAAACTATCGAAAAGCTGGACCTTTTCAACGTTTCCGAAATAAAACGTGTCAAGGGCGGCGGTGTTGAGGTAAAGCTCTTTGACAGGCTGAAAGCTCTCGAAAAGCTCTTTGAGCTTGAAAACGCTTACAGCGGCAGGGACAAGGCAGAAAGCCTTATCAGAGCAATGACAGCCGGCGATGAGGAGTGTGAGGTCATAGATGATAACCAAGCTCTCGCCTAAACAGCGTGTTGCACTTAAATGGTGGAGCAGTCCGAAATACAAGGACTATGACGCTATCATATGCGATGGTGCTGTTCGAAGCGGCAAGACTCTTTCCATGTCACTGGGATTTATTTTCTGGGCAAGCAGCTGCTTTGACGGCGGAGCTTTCGCAATGTGCGGAAAAACTATCACCTCACTGCGAAGAAACGTTGTGACTCCCCTGCTTCCTCTGCTGAGAGAATACGGCTATATCATCAGCGAAAAGGTCAGCGGCAACTACTTCGATATGACTTTTTTCGGCAATACAAACAGGGTCTATCTCTTCGGCGGCAAGGACGAAAGCTCCGCCGCTCTAATACAGGGTATGACTCTTTCGGGAGTATTCTTCGATGAAGTCGCTCTCATGCCGCGTTCTTTCGTTGAACAGGCTCTTGCACGATGCTCAGTGAACAGCTCAAAAATGTGGTTCAACTGCAACCCCGACAACCCATCGCACTGGTTCTACAATGAGTGGATAAAACAGCTCAGAAAGAAAAACGCCCTGTATCTTCACTTTACTATGGCGGATAATCCGTCGCTTTCAGCAAAGGTGAAAAAGCGCTATGAACGTATGTATTCCGGAGCTTTCTACGACAGGTTCATCCTCGGAAAATGGACGGCTTCTCACGGTGTGGTATATCCTATGTTCAGCGAAAAACTCCATGTTTTCACCGAAGCTGTGGAGTGCGAGAGATATGTCATATCCTGCGATTACGGCACTGTCAATCCATCGTCATTCGGCTTGTGGGGACTGTGTGACGGTGTCTGGTATCGTATCAGAGAATACTACTACTCCTCTAAAAGGGAGGGTATCTCGCGCACTGACGAGGAACACTACACCGCCCTTGAAGAGCTGGCAGGCTCGCTGAATATCGAAAAAGTCATCGTTGACCCGTCTGCGGCAAGCTTTATCGAGTGTATACGCAGGCATGGAAAATTCCACGTTGTCAAAGCTGAAAATGACGTTATTTCGGGGATAAGACAAGTCAGCACCGCTCTTAAACAGGGAAAGCTGAAATTCCATTCATCATGCAGGGATATACTCAGGGAGTTCATGCTGTACAGTTGGAATGAAAAAGCAGGCAATGATGCTCCCATAAAGGAAAATGACCATGCAATGGACGATATGCGCTACTTTGTGGCGGATATGATAAATTCTCAGGACAGCGGCGACCTTATCGCGCTGTCAGTGTCCCGATGAGACCACCGTTCAATAAACCAAAAGGAGGAATTATGAAGCTATTTCAAAAGAAAAGCTCTCCGAAAACCGCTCCCGAGCTCATAGGCGCTCAGCGCTCATGTGCCGAGAAATTTGAGCTTCCTGCGGCTGTTGCTCCCTTTGAAAAGGAGCTTTACGACAGGCTCAGATATGCTGTTCCTATCATTGATGCCGCCATTATGAAGATAATCAGGCTTACAGGCGGCTTCCGCGTTATTTGCTCGGACGAAAGATATCAGCAGGAGCTTGAAAACTTCCTCAGCAATGTCCCTGTGGGACTTACAGGGCGTTCAATAGGCTGTTTCGCGGACAATTTTCTCGACAGCCTGCTCACCTACGGCAGTGCTGTGGGAGAGATAGTCATAAGCGGCGAAGAACACCGTATCGCAGGACTTTGGAACGGAGATGTCTCGCGCATACGCCTTTCCGCAGGAGCTGACCCGTTCAGCAGGAGCTATTCCATAACAGCTCACGACGGCAGTTCAAGGAAAATAGCACACCCCGAGCGTATACTCTACGCTTCACTTACGGGAGGAAACTCACTTCTCAGAGGTCTTCCGTCACTAAGCGGCATCCTTATGAGGATATACGAATGTATCGGTCAGAATTTCGACCGCGCAGGAAATGTCCGCTATGCCGTGACATACAAGCCTCAGGGACAGTCGGGTGATATGATGTATTCCCGTGAACGCGCTCAGCAGATTGCCCGTGAATGGGCAGACGGCATGAACTCAGCTAAATACGGTCAGGTAAAGGACTTTGTAGCTGTCGGAGATGTAGATATCAAGGTCATAGGCGCTGAAAATCAGCTCTTTGATACAAATGTCCCTGTGAGACAGATACTGGAACAGCTAATCGCAAAGCTCTCTATACCGCCTTTCCTGCTGGGACTTTCATGGAGCTCAACGGAGAGAATGTCCTCTCAGCAGGCTGATATCCTCACCTCAGAGCTTGAATACTACAGACGACTCCTCACACCTGTTATCTGCGATGTGGGAAATGCATTTCTCGCGTCAACAGGTGCTGAGGGAGCTTGCAGAATTGAATGGGAAAACATCAATCTGCAGGACGAATCGGCTCTTGCAGAAGCAAGACTCAATAACGCTAAGGCGCGAGAAATAGAGCTCCGCCTTGAAAAAAATGAACTTTAACGGAGGTACATTATGTATAACGATATCAAACTTGAAAAGGGTCTTTACAATCTCAGCGGAAAGTCTTTCACAGCTGCTCTTGAGGAGCTTGACCCATCCTCGGCATACGCAGGCACTCCCCTCGAAAAGCTTGACGCTTTCGAGAGACAGCTCAAGCGCTTCAATATCAGAATAAACGGTCAGGACTGCGACTGCGTTGAGAAGTTCTTCTCAACTACCGAAACAGCCGTACTCTTCCCCGAATTCGTTACACGCTGCATCAGAAAGGGATTTGACGAAACTGTCCTCCGCTCTGTATGTGCCGCTAAGACCGTATGTGCAAGCGGTCAGTATCTCGGCTGTGTGCTCGATGACTCCGAGACCTACAAGACTACAGATCAGGCTGATCCGCTTCCTGAGGCTACAGTTACAGAAAGCACTACTGCAACTGTCCTTGAAAAGTTCGGCAGACTTATCAGCGCTTCTTATGAAGCTATCCGTCAGCAGAGACTTGACGTTTTCAGCGTTATGCTCAGAAGCGTCGGCGTAAGACTTGCAGTTTCCGTAGTGAAAAAGGCTGTAAATGTCCTCGAAAGCGGCGTTACACCTATCACTACATCTGCACTTACATATGACGACCTTGCAAAGCTCTACGGCGAGTTTGACTGCTTCGACATGACTACTGTCATTGCTTCTCCTGCTGTTGCTTCAAAGATAGCCGCTATGGATCAGCTCAAGGACTGCGCCGCAAATGCAGACGGCAAGCTCATTCTCCCATTCGGCTCTGAGGTCGTCAAGACCTCTGCCGCTGACAACGATACTATCATCGGTATCGACCGCGCATTCGCACTTGAATTCATCACAAGCACTGACCTCATCATGGAGACTGACAAGATCATCGACCGTCAGCTCGACCAGATAACAGTTTCTATCACCTGCGGTTTCAGAAAGATCACTCCCGACGCTGTAAAGGTGCTTACAATCACATCTTCTGCTGAATAAGGCATTTTGTAAGGGCGGCTATATGCCGCCCTGCAAAAAAACTATTGTCTTATCGGACTATATACATAAAATGATCTCTTTTTGAAAGGAGCTGCTATGGATACTTCTATTCTCGATAAAATAAACAAGTTCACACGCAGAACGCTTTCCGAAGACGAGGTCTACGTCTTTTCAGTTATCCTCTGTGACAACGACATCGACCGCGACTGCGAAAGCTTTTCCGATGAAGCTCTTGACACTCTCAGAGAAAAATTCATCGGAAAGACAGGCATTTTCGACCGTTGCAAAGTACTAACGGTGAAACGCAAAACGAAGCAGGAAAGAATGCTGGGCGGAAAAACCGAACACTCGAGGAACGTGGACGTGAGGTTCAAACTCCGGAAAGC